AGCGGTCATTCCAGCACCCTTACTTGTAGGACGCTTATCACCACTTTTGATAGACATACCTTTCATACTACCTTTACGCTTTTTCTTTGCCATGACTTTCCCCCTTTACTTCCTACCTTTAGCGTTCTTAATTTTCTTTTGTAAGAATGGAGGCAGGGTCTTTTGAGCTGCCGTTAACTTCTTACCATTACCATTCTTCTTTTTCATAACTTTCTTTTTACCGTTTTTTCTCATTTCTTTTTCCTCATGCGTTGGGTTTTACGTTTACTTGCCTCTTTCTTTTTAACAATATAAGAATGAGCAGCGGTTAAACTTCGTTTCTTAGCAGGATCTTTTGTCCTAGCTTTGGCAACTCTTGAACGTTGTTCAATAAGATTAATGATTTGAGATTGTCTTTTGTGAGACTTAGATTTAAAACTAGCTTGACCTAATGTTTTTCTAATATCACTGACACTACTAAATTTAACTGGCACAGTATCCTTAGGGTTCTCATCAGTATATAATCTACGACCTGAACCTTTTGGTTTCTTACCTGTGCCTTTAGCTGGATCTCTACGTTTCATTTCTTTGACTTCTTCTTTTTAGTTTTTTTCTTCCAAGAGATACGAGCCGGTCCTGTCTTGCGTTTTGCAGCAGCAGTGCATTGAGATTTAGTGGGACGGCAAGCGGGATAAGGACGATTCTTATCTTTCTTCCCACTTCTGCCACATGGCTTTCCGGTCTTACAGTCGATCCAACCCTTACCTTTGTTTTGGGCAAACCACTTCCGTAAACCACCAGATGTAGCAGATTTCTTTTTAGCCATTACTTCTTCTTTCTTTTGCTTTTATTACCGTAGTTAGCAGCACCTACTTTACGGCACTGTACAATTCTACCAGATGCATACGCAGATGGAAAGACCTTTGCTTTTGCTTTCACCTTACGATAACATGCGTCTTTATTAGTTTTCTTTTTCTTAGCCACTTGGACCTCCCATTTGTTGCATTGTTTGTTGAATACCTTGACCACCAGTTTGTTGTAAGTCCATCATAGCAGCCTGTGATACACCCTCTGTAACAGCTTGTTGAGTAGCTGCTTGTTGTTGCATAGCCATGGCTTCACGCTGCATCTCGGCTTTCTCCGCCTTAATATCTTCCTCACTACGAATCCAGTTATTAGCATCAAAGCCAAGAGCGGTGATTAAAGCACGACCATACTCTTGGAACTTAAATGTTTGCATAGCTTCTTGAGGTAGATTTCTCATCATCTCACCCAGCTGCATTAACTTCATAAGATCTGTATCTCTACTTAATGCTTGAAGACCAGTAATAATTTCTACATTTAAAACACCCTGATCATCAAAGAACTGATCTTGTAATCGCTCATCAATAACACCTTCGTCAAGCATTAAGAATACAGATCGTTGAACAATAGGTACAAATAACTCTCTTGCAATAGAACTAAATGCACCACCTAAAACCATTTCTAATTCTTGTCCAATACGTCGCACAGCTGTAGCAGTTACACGATCACCGCTAGGAATAGAGGCGGAATCTAATAAGAATGCTTGACCTACTTCTCGACGCATAGTTTCTACAGCTTGAAAGGTAGCTTGAATCTGCGGATTCATAGTCTGAGCAGGAGATAAGGTAAATACATCTTGAGTTCTAGCAGGAACCCAAGTGCCATTAGATTGACCAGCAAGGTCATCAATCTCTGTAATACCAGCTGGGTCTACACCCATCCAGAAAGTTGAAGCAGCTGCCATGCCTTCTTGGCTAGCCTCAGTATAAGCTTCTAAAGACTGGATATCTCCAGCGATATCTTCGCAATGAGAACGACCATAATTTTCACCAGCAACAGAAGACCAACGTAACGGGATAATTGGAAACACCTTGTATGAACCTGTTTCGATGATTTGATCATTTTGCTCTCTTTGTACTGTCCACTCATCTTCACCCTCCTCTTTTGTTAAACGAGTGTAGATTACTTCGTATCCCTCTGAGGCATAATCAGCAGAATATTGAGCACGGAAGTTATCTTCAATAGACTCATCATTACTTGATGCTACAAAATCTAAATAGATAATTTCTTTAGGTTCACCATTGACCTCTCGTCTCATAACATAATGATCAAAACGGATAACTCTAAAAGTAAAATCATCTTCCATAATAATAAGACTATCTCCAACTACAATCAAATGTTGCAAAGCTTGGAAGATAGTTTCTCGTAAGTTTTTAGAAGAAATCTTACGGTATACTTGATAACTCATAGCTTCAAGATAGCTATTAATTTCTGGATTAGGTTCAGTCCCCGGCTTTAAACTAAACTTAAAGAACGGAGCATCGTTAACTGGTAACATTGCTGACAACATTCTTGAAGCCATACCTACTACACCACGAGCAGAAACTGAACTGTAAGGCTGAGGCAATTGTTCTTCATTGGTCCAACCAGCAGGAGGTAGCACAGTTGGTACAGTTAAACTAGCGACGTATCTTGACCGTTCCAGTTTGCGAATACGCCTACTATCAAGTTCTCTAAAACGGTCTTTAATACTCATTATTCTGGCCTCTTAGTAATTTGAATACCGGGTCTATCAGAGAAGAAGTCCATAACATTTTGTTTTGCTTGATCTTGAGCAGTAAACTCTTGAATAGCTTCTTCTTCTTTCTCTTCAATCTCCATCTTTTCTGCTTCCATAGCAGCATACTGTTCTTCTCTTGCCGCACGCTCTAAAGACAAACGAAGTTTTTCCTCCTCAAGCCGAGCCATCCGAGCCTCTTCTGCCTCTTGTTTTCTAAACATTCTTTCTCGATCTGCATCTGCTCGCATTTGTTCACGCATAGCACTTGGATCATATCCTCCCATACCCATTACATTTTCCTCCTACCAATGCGAAGCATACCTAAAGATTTTTTAGGTCTAAATTGCTCTCTTGATTCTGTTAACATCTTTTCTGCTAAACGATCAGCAGCTAATTGACTTCTTTTAATATCAAACTCTTTAGCATCTGCCTGTCTAGTATCTTCACGATATCTAAAGTTCATTGGCATCAAGGCAAGTTTACGAGCTTCAATACGCCTCATAAACTCTTGATTAGATTTTCTAGCTAACTCAGTTCTAAATTTAGCAAAAGCAGCATCACGACGAGCTCGCTTTTTAGCTTTTCTTCTACCAAATAATAAAGTAGTAGTACTACCACGGTTTTTAAAAATCACATTGGCCTCCTAACGGCAATACGCCCTGCTGAACGGCCCGAGCTAGCTCTCTGGGCATCTAAGTACTCTTGACTCTTCTGAGCCTGTCGTGCCTTCTCAGCACGCTGACCGGACTCTTGGATAGAGATTCTAGAAGTCTCTGCAACTTCCTTGTCATACTCTTCTTGAGCTCTATTAATCTTATCTTCTTGAAGCATTTCTTGTTCTTGCTCTTTAACTCTGGAATACAAAGCGTTTTGCTCATCGACATAAGCTAGCAATCTTCTTTCAAACTCATCTGCTCTTTGTGTAGCTGCCGAACCCAGTAACTTTTTTACGCCTTGTTTTTCTAGGTCCGCATACAAACCATACAAGTCTTGCTCAGAAAAGCCTCTCCTCATAAGTTTTTCGTTTAGCTTTTCGTAATAACTTTTTTCATTAAACATCATGCCAAACGCCACCCGGCCTACTTGTGATTGACCGTCAGTGCCCAGCCCACCTCGAAGTTTAGGGCCATCATAAGTTTGGTGATAACCTGCATAATTAACCATTAACGAACCCCTTTCTCTTGTTGTTTAATAATTGTTTCTAATTTACGAATAATATCTCGTTGACCACCACGAAAGGCCCACTCCTCACGAGTCACTTTCTCCTGATACTCCAGTGGTGGGTACATTTCTTTTAGTAGTTTTGGTACGAGGCTGTCGATTACTGGAAACTTTTTCGAGCTCATTCTTTAACTCCTCAATCTCTAATAAACGCTGTTCATTTTCATGGAGCAAGTGTCCAATAACAATAGATAATTCAGCATCAGTTAACTTTACTGCTTTTAATGCTTTGTTGAGGATCGTTTCTTTTACATACGGCATTAACATTCTCCTGACCCTGACAACAGGGTTCTATATTAGTTTTACACCATGAACATTGTTTGTGTCCATGTACATAAATACCTGTCGTTAAACGACTACAGTAATTACATCTAGTTAATTTCTCAAAATATGTCATTAACTGCAGCCACTAGTTGATCCACAGTTTGTACAGACAGTACAGACACCTGCTTGAACCACATTAGTAGAGCCACAATTAGAGCATTTGGATTGCATGTTGATCTCCTTTATACCCAAAGTTCCATAACTTAATCATCTGACCTACTTTATCGTACTCTCCATCACGAAGAATACGCACACACCAAGCCATTGTGCGACCGAATGCAATAGGATCTAGATTACATCGACCCTTATGCTCAGGACGCTCTTCCGTCCGATAGAGTTCTAGGATCTTTTTAACCCAATCATTTCTATCAGTTGAGTCTAAAAATTTATCAGCCTTTCTAGGACCAACCTTCCATAGACCCGGAATATTATCTGTAGCATCTCCAGTCATCCACTGGTGATAAAAGAAACGATCTGCCTCTTCAGTGTTAACCAAAGTGGCAGATCGTTCCTTATCGGGATTCCAATGCCAGCCGGGGGCTGACCGTAAATCTTTATCAATCGTTACAGCAATACCATCACCACTAGAGGCAGCAATACCTAAGATATCATCTGCCTCTAGTTGAGGATATTGTAATACTTCATAGCCATCAACAACAATTTCAACTGCATATTTTTTGCTATCAGGCTGCATTGTAGAGTCTCTGTTAGCCTTGTAATCAGGCCACAGTCTCCGTCTAAAGTTCTGACTTCTGGGACAGGATAGAGCAAGCACAGGCTGGCATCCACGAGGAGTCCACTGTTTGATATCATGCTTCAGCCTTCCGGGTAGTTCATCAATACCCTCAGCATCAGCCCAGAACGCAGCTCGATACACTAAAATATCAGCGTCAATAATCGCTATCTTCGGCTTCTTCATCTAATTTATCTTCTAATTTTTGAATTAATTTATCTATCAAAGAGGCCATCCGTAGGGCGGGATCGTCCATACTTTTATTTGGTACAATCCCAAGAAGTTTCTTTGAAAGTTTATGAATCTCTCCGTTGAAGGAGCGAAGTGTAGCATCGTTCTCAATATAATAATCAACATCATCACATGCAATATACTCTACCTCATTTGAAAAATTTTCTGACTCATGGTTTCTCCAATCAGCATCAAGATCTTCAATCTTTCTTTTACCATGCCTAATAAATACAAGCATTCCACCTAAATCAGAACAAAGCTTAACTTCATTATCATATCTACAATCATCAACAATGACAACATATTCCCAATGTTTTTTGTTTGTAGAAATATCATTATGTTCTTTGTCCTCAATAAGTTTTAACTCTTCCAGCCAAGCATTAATCCAATGATCTGGATCTAACTGCCTTGCACTTTCACCCATTAATTGACAATAAGATCTATACTCTTTAGGGTTTTTCTCTTTTGTAAAACCATCAGCATTAGCTTTATCTTTGATAGGCTTTGCGAAGGGCAGCAATACTGGTTTCATTCCAGCCAAGAATGCGAGCTCTGCAATCTGATTCGCAGCATGGGTCTTCCCAACCCGCGCTTTGCCTGATAACATGATAATTTTCATTCTTTAATTCCTTATAAAAATCAATGGGTTTATGTTTATATTGTACCATATAGCCAGAGCTTCGTAAAATTTCTTGTGTTAATGTTGTACATAACTTTGGCTTTTTACCGAGATAATATCCAGTCAGTCTCCACAACGCAGTACCAAGAATACTACCACGATAACAACTGATAAGTCTATTCAGGATAGAGTATGTTAAATTAGTTTCGCCTAATACATGACTATAAACTGGAGACTCATACATCTTGTTAAATGTATCTCTATCACAAACTCTTGCATTAAAGTTATTGCTAGTAACGACAGTATATTTATTACCACCAAATTCTAATACAAGATTGCAATGACTAATTTTATGTGGTGTTTTTGTAAACAAAGGCTTAGTTGTAAACCATACCAGATTAGCAACTGGATCCTTTTTGAACTCATAAAAGTCTACACTAATCAGTGACATTCTGACCAGTCCTTTCCAATTTGATACTCACCATCAATGGGCATCTTACAATCAAGCTTTTCGCCTGCTTCTAGTAGAGCCTGTACTCCAAGCTTTCCTACTTCTTCTGCAATCTCAGGAGGACATTCAAGCTGCCACTCATCATGCACAGTAGCCATAAACTTAACAGGCATATCTTTAATCTTACGTTCAAACAATACCTGAGCCAGTTTCATAACAATAGCACCATCACCTTGCAATTGCACATTCAATGCTGCATGTTGGGACCGGCAAGGAACAAGCCTACCATCTAGTAGTTTGACCTTGCCGGTCTTATCAACATGAGCTTTTACATCTTCAATAACTTTTCTCAAAGCTGGAAGCCGAGACAAGAACTTCTTCTTAAGAGCGGCACCAGCATTAGCATTTTTGCCAATGATCTTGCCAATCTTTTCATTACCTGCACCATATAAGAAACCATAGAAGAAAGTCTTTGCATCGTTTCTTGTTGGTAGTCCAGCAGCATGTTGATTCTCAGAATGAATATCTCCTTCTAAGATAATCTTTGCATATGCTCCCTGATCATACTTAGCCATACGGGATGCAAGCATGCGTGCCTCTAGACCACTAGCATCAATACCAACCTGCACATTTTTAGCACTAGGAATAAACAATGCTCTTGCTCGTTTGTCACCAGATACCTGTTGCAGATTAGGTTGTGATGCCGTCATTCTACCGGTAACAGTTCCTTGTGGGTTTACCATGCCATGGATTCTACCATCTCGACTATGAGTTGCCCGTTTAATCCAGTCGGAAACTTGTCCTTGAAGTTTTGTGATATCAAAATATCTTATCAGTGTTTCTGCTTCAGGAAACTTAAGCTCACGAAGCACAGCCTCATCAACCTTTGGATTTCCCTTTTCAGTAATAGGAGGTCGCCATCCATACTTATCACCCAGTCTTTGTGCAATTTGTTTGCGTGAGCCTGGGTTAAAGATTGTTACTTTATCTTTGAGTCGCCGTCCAGTTTTCTCGGACCAACGTTCTTCAACCAAAGGTGGGAATGATTGCCTCATCTCATCTTCAATAGAGATTTTATTATATTGCAACTCTTCTTCCAGATCGTATGCAGCGTTAAGATTAAAGCAAAAACCATTAACAATTTGATTACTAATAATTCTTGTAACTTCGTGCTCCAACCAAATGGATTTGGGATTGTCATTAATAAACTCCTGTTGTGCTTCCCAGATCTTGTGAGAAACTTCTACATCTTGAATACAATACTTCAGCATCTCATCTGAGTATTCTTCCCATCCACCTTGATAGTCTTGTTTAAGACAGCCAAGAGACTTACCCCAACACTCAAGCGAGTTACCACCCAAAGGATGATCAGCTCGCTCAGGGTACATCATTCTGGAGATAATGAGAGTATCTTGTTGCTTAGTTTGAATAGGGCCGTAGAAACGTTCGAGCACAGGTACGTCATAAATCGAAATATTGTGGCCAATAATACAATCGGCATCGCGCAAACGAGAAACACCGTATCCAATATCCATACCTGTATAATGTGTAATTTCATTTTTATCAATATCCTTAATAACAAGGCAGTGCACCTGAGTTACCTCAGGTATCACTTGCCCTTTTGAATTTAAATTAATTTCGTTTAAGCCGTTGGCTTCAATGTCAAATACGAGTCGGTTCATAAGACTCTCCTTTCATTAGAAACTTACATTGCCTGCATCGGATTCCCGATACTCGACTTCCTCCAATCGTCCGATGTTGCGATCATAGTACAATGCTGCAGCTATGCCGCATTTACCAGTCAATCGGTTCTTCAGAACACGCACAGTGGTAGTGTTAGATACAACAGGATCAGGGTCTTGACGGTTACGTTCAAGTGCAATGACCGTGTTAGGAACAGAAGACAATGAACCAGAGCCACGCAAGTCTTGCATGGTAATACGCTCACCTTCTTCAAATGCCTTACCGTTCTTCACAAGTTGTGAGACAATGTGAATATGAACGCCAGTACGAGACACCAGTGATCTTAGTTCTTTCATGAGATTGTCAATAAGCAAACGCTCATTATCATTCATAGAACCAAGCATACCAGTTGCTGCTGCCGTGATGTGGTCAAGGACAACAACCTCAACACCCAACGACACAGCCATAAACTCAAGACGTTGTACAAGATTCTGGATACCGTTGTTGCCAAGGTGATCATAGATATAGAAACCAGTACGCTTAAGTTTTTCCAATGCATCATGATACTCTGCATCTTGGAATGTGTCAAGCTCTGAAGTGTGAGGAACATCTTGTCCCTCTTCAATACGAAGTTGATTCATCAATCTTTCCGCTCGGATCGAACGAACAGGCTTATTAATGATAAGAGAAATAATATCTTCAATTGTTTCCTTTGGAGATTCTTCCAACATAATGGCACCACACTTACGTCCACGCTTCAGATGATCCCAAATAATTTCACGAATGATAGTAGACTTACCAGAGCCAGTACCTGAAGACCAAAGAGTAATCTCACCAGACCGTTGACCAATCAAGAATGAGTTCATCTTAGACCAAGGGTATGAATAAACATTTACTTCTTTCTCTTCATTCAAATCAATACCAGAGACATGCAAGATCTCATCTGGAGAGAAGACTTGTGCTTCCCACACAGCATTCATGATTGCCTTTGCTTGACCATTCTTAAGACACTCATTGGCATCTTTGTATGGCAGCGTAGCCATCTTGCATTTACCCGGAGGCAAAGCTTCGGCAACCTTCTTGGCTGCGGCACGACCAGCTTCATCTTGATCAAACATCAAGACAACTTCATCATACGAAGTAACAAACTCCCAGTTATCTTTAACAGACTTCAAGGCACCTTGAGCACCAGATGGGAGAGAGACAACAGGCCAAGTGCCACCCATAGCTTGGCACGCAGTCATAGCATCGACTTCACCCTCAGTAATGACAAGCCTTGTGCCACCCTGAGACTTCCACAGCCACTGTCCCCAAAGAGGTGCTTTACTTGCCCGACCAACCCATTTGAACTGTTTGTCAGGACCACGCAGCTTTTGTGCTAC